GCTGGTTACTGTACTACTGTTGCAGGAGGTAATAGCTATTCTTCTATCGTTGGAGGTTATTATGGTTGCGCTTGTGGTGTAGGTTCATTCGTTGGAGGAGGTAACAATAATAAAACAACAGGTACATACAGTGCAGTGGTAAACGGATGCTATAATACTGTAAATGGTAACAACAGTGCTATTTTAACCGGTACCAGTAACACAATTAGCTGTACTGTTTCTGGCGCGTCAATCCTAGCTGGTACTGGTATTAGCGCTTTGTGTAATGATACTGCCTATACACAGAAACTTAATATATCTGAAGTACCTACAGCATGCGCGGGCTTACCAGTAGGTTCTATATATAGGACCGGTAGTGACTTAAAAATTGTAACTTAGCCTCTTGAATTTATCTATATTGTAATTAAATTATAGTATAGTTAATTAGACATGAGCAAGCGTAATAGTATTAATACAAAAAAGCAGGTATCTAAAGCTAAGGCGGAAGAGATAGAGGCAGAAGAAGTACCGACCGCGTTAGTAGGTAAGAATGCTATTTTTCATATGGAAGGTGGAGTTGGTAAGCATGTAGCAGCTTCTGCAGTTATAGCATCATACAAAAAAGCCAAACCTAAAAATAATATTATTGTAGTGTGTGCTTGGCCTGAAGTGTTTCTTAACAATCCACATGTTGATAGAGTCTATAGAATTGGCAACACGCCTCACTTTTATAAAGATTACATTTTAAACAAGGATGTTGAGATCCACTCACAAGAACCATATAAGACAACAGATCATATTACTAAAAAGAAGCACCTTATCGATTCATGGTGCGACTTAATTAATGTACCTCGCGCTGGCACTACTCCTGAGTTAGTATTAAACTTTAGAGAGAAAGAGGAAGCTGGAAGGCTTATCCAAAACCCAACTAATAAGCCAGTTCTTCTTCTTCAACCATTTGGAGGACCTGGTAAGGACCATCAAGAGACACCTTACTCATGGACAAGGGATATTCACCCTACAGTCGTACAAAACATTGTAAATGCTTTACATGATAGGTATCATATTGTACATGTTTGTTATGACTTACACCCTCAACTAGAGAACGTTCAACGTATCGATGCTGGGCTGCCTAAAAAGGTTCTCTTTGGCCTTCTACTTTACTCTACAAAAAGACTCTTAATTGATTCTTCTCTTCAGCATGCTGCTGCCGCGATGAACTTACCTTCGACTGTTGTGTGGGTAGCCACTCAACCAGAAACTTTCGGCTATGATTTACATACCAACATTAAACCTTCACAAGAGTTTCTAGAAGGTACTGTTGATTCATATCTATATGATTACAGCTTTACAGGAGCGCTTCATGAATGTCAATATGAAAATCCTAGTCAAATATTTGACGCTAATAAGATTGCAAATAGTCTAGTTTAACTAGTTAGTGTTACATGAGCCTTCACGTCTAACGGCGTGAAGGCTTTTTAGTAATAATTGCCGTAGATGTCATTATCATTAACATCCATATTATATACGTTATCTTGCGAGTCTTCATTAATATTCCAATCAAAAGACTTATCAGCAGAAACACTATCACCAGGTATGTTAGTAGAAAGAACTCCACTAAACGAGTTTTCGAAAACTTGATCGTTAACTGGCTCGATAGGCGCGCCAGGTTCGAATGAATATTCGTATCGTTTAGCTCGCACTCTGTATACATAAGTACCAAGCAGTGGATTCAGTACTGAGACATCTTGATCCATTCGCTCTGTAATCTCATACACCTTAGCACCCCTGCCGTTGGTTCTCATACAACTTAATGCATCTATAACAACAAGATCACCAGACTTAGGCTCTATAGACTGACCAACACTAGCATAATCAAACTTTGCCGAAGCGGCATTATAAAAGGTATCTATGTGTAAATACCCTGTAAACTCATCCGCGGCATCGAATCCGAAACTTTGTAATGAAATAGCTTCGTTGTTAAGTTCAACATACATTTGAAGAGCGAGAGGTCCTTGAAACGTTTTAGTTGGTTCTTCTCCATATAGCAAATTAGCTGCTGATAAATTAAAAGGATTAAAATAATATTGTACGTCAATACCGTAATTGTTAATTAAGTCGTTATAAGCCTGATCAAATATTAGCTGTTCTGCTTGCATGTTTGTAGCATTCACAAACTTACCGCAAGATGGTATAGCTGTAGCTGCTAAAACTTCTTCCGGTGTGCAGTTGATAGTATTTGGATTACAGCCCATACAGTTATTTAGTCTTTTTCATGAGCATCCCACACTGATTACCGTCCTCATCTTCAAACATTTTTACCTCTACTCCAGAATTACCAAGACCTTTTGTTACCCCTGGCTCGTAATCTATACTATATATGTTTAAACTACCCATTAAAGGCTGTCCCATAAGCTTAATTTGATGAGCGCCTCCGTTCATTAGATTTTTAACATGAGGACATTTAGAGTTATACTCCCTACGGATATTATTTTGATGCTTTCTATCTGTACCTCCGTATAAATTCTTACCTGTTCTCATTGCAGAGTGCATGTACTTATCTCCTTGGTAGTACTCTTTAAAGGTCTTCATATATATATACTTAATAAAAAAGCCTACCGAATAAACGATAGGCTTTAATATTGTTGCGTTTTATTTTAATTATTCAAAAGCACTTGAACCTGGCTTAAGATTGCCAACTTTGTTCTGCTTTCCGTCGTTATAGTGAGTGTTCATGTTAGAGCCGGCATCAACTTTTCCAGTTGCACCGGTACTAGCAGCTCCACCAGCCTTTTTAAGGCTACCTACTTTATTCTGCTTACCGTCATTATAATGAGTGTTCATTGCAGTAGGCTCTCCTTCTTCATCTTCTTCGCCAAATTGAGTAGGGAATTGCTCATCTTCGACTTCGATTTCTGCATCGACATCATCACCATCTTCGTCTCCCAATGCAGCTTTAAGAACGTCACATAAATGCTGTGCCGTTTCTCTGTCTAAAGTAACTGTTACTTCACCTTCTGCGTCGGCGTCGGTCTCTGCATCATCAAGACCGAGTGCGTCGAGATCTGCTTCTTCATTATCACTGCCAAATTCTTCATTGACCATGACCTTATCATAGAGTTTATCAAAAACTGATTTACGCTTCATAAAAATATTTAATCCTTCCTCAGCGATTTTCTCTATTTCTTCTGAACTTTCTTCATCTTCTTCGTCTAAATCAGGTAGGTCATCTTCATCTACTGTACCCGTACTTCCTTCTTCATCTTCTTCCACTTTACCAGCTTTAGCCTTTCTAATGGCCTTACCCTTTGATCCCATATACTCAGCAGTTCTAGATTCAACCTTACCGTCTCCGTCGTAATCTTTATCTGCTTTATGTTCTTCGTCCTCTCCTAAATCAGCTTCAACTTTATTGACATCATCTTCCTCTGTCTCATCTTCCTCGTCTTCTTCTTTTTTACCGACGATACCATACCGTGCAGCTACGTCATCTGAAGTAGGTAGAGGTTCATCACAACCTGTACCAGGATCGTTTCCATCTCCATATGATAAACCTTTTACGTTATAAGTGTTTTCTTTATCACCAACTTTGGTAATATCAACGTCAGACGCTTTAAACCCACCTCGTTCAGTTGGACCACCCTTTAAAAGAGGAGCGTTACCTATGGTTCCCGCCGGGACATTCTCTCTAACTACTACTTTATCTAAAATAGTGCCGTATGCTTCACCTAAACTTTTAAGGTCTTTCTTTTTAGCCATATATTTATTTATGGTAAGTGATAAATATTTTCAATGGCTCAACAAGATAATATGTACTATATGGGGAATAAAAATTTGCCCAATATAAACTGGAAGGGTGAATATACTAAAGAACAAGTAAAAGCTTTATCTAAAGCGGAGAAGAACATCCTTTACTTTGCGGAGAATTTCTTCTTTATTGTTAACCTGGATAGAGGTAGAGAGAAGATTGAGCTATATAAGGCTCAAAAGAGAGCTCTGCGTAAGATGAGAGACAATCGGTTCTTTATACAATTAGCTTCTAGACAGATTGGTAAATCAACGATGATGACAATCTATATTTTATGGCAAGCCATCTTTAATAAAGATCAGCGTATATTGTTAGTGGCTAACAAAGAGGCTACTGCGATAGAAATCTTTCAACGTGTAAGGATGGCTTATGAGGAGTTACCGAACTGGTTGAAGTCACCTGTTAAGGAATACGCTAAGACATCTATGACGTTAGAGAACGGATCACGTATTGGTATTACAACTACTACCGGGACAGCAGCTCGTGGTCAATCTGTCAACTGTTTAGTTATTGATGAGATGGCATTTATTGAGCCTCACTTAGTAGAAGAGTTTTGGAAGTCAGTCTTCCCTGTTATTACTTCTTCTAAAAAATCTAAAGTGTTTGTATGTTCGACTGCTAATGGAACAGATAATTTGTTTTATAAGTTATATACAGGAGCTGTGAGTGGTGAGAATGGTTGGTCGTATGATAAGATATTATGGGATGAAGTACCGGGTAGAGATGAAATGTGGGCTAATAATACTAGACAAGCCATTGGTTCTCATGATGCTTGGCTTCAAGAGTTTTGCTGTCAGTTTATAAACTCAGGTGAATCTTCTATCGATGATGATCTATTTGAGAAGATGCAATCACATCTATGCGAGCCTAAAATAGTCTTAGATGATGGTCATTATAAGATCTGGGAAGAGGCGGACCCATCTAGAGTATACGCTGCAGGGGTAGATACAGCTGAAGGTGTAGGGGTTGATTCGTCAGTAGTGCAGGTATTCGATATTACCGATCTTAAAGATATAAGACAAGTGGCATGCTATACTAATAACAAAATACCTCCAGCTGACTATACTAATAAAGTTTACTCTATATTAAGAAACTATGGATCACCTTTAGCTCTTATTGAGCGTAACGGGCCAGGAGCGCAAATCGTTGATAGACTTGCTAATGACTTTGGATATGAAAAGTTAGTATCATATGGTAATAAAGCTGGTCATAGACAAAACATAATGCAGGGTATGATTGCACATACTAATACTAAGTATAAAGGAGTACTTAATATGCGATATTATATTAATGAAGCTCGTTCAGTTACAATCCGAGATGAAGATACATTAAAAGAGTTACGATCATTCGTAAGATATCCTAACGGTACCTGGAAAGCGAGACAAAGTCATCATGATGATAGGGTCATGGCTACACTCTATGCGCTCTTTATACTAGAGAAAGAAATTACTGAGCGCTTCTTTGAGATACTTGAATTAGATGATAGAGGTAAGCCTATGGTTATTGAGGCTATGGACTTTGGACTAAAGTTCTTTGAAGATGCTACTTCACTTTACGCTGACAATGAAGTGGTTGGTGCTAATAATATGCTACCCCCAATCGTGTTTGGTATGGGTGATAATCAAACCGAAGAGGAAATGGATGAGTTAGAAATGCATGGCTTTCAACCTCTAGAATAAATATTTACGATGGCAGTAAACCAAAACAATCAATCTATCTTAAACAAGAGCCGTCTAGATAAGTTTATACTTGTCTTTTCAGTACCTCCAGCGTTGCGTGAAGTCAACGTACGAGAGAATAGCTCGCGTAATAGTAATAATGTAATAGAAGACAAGCTGCAGCTGTCAGTTTACGGTGCTGTTGTACCAGAACTTACTGTACCATCAATCGCGATACCATATGCAGGTAGTAATTTGTATCAATCTGCTCATGCAAGAGAGCCTTACCCTCCAGTAACGGTTAACTTCACCACTGACAATGAGTTCAACAACTACTGGGTTATATACAAATGGTTAAATTTGATGCATGATCAAAAGACTGGGGTGTATGATGAAACAGATCTAGATTCAGAGAACGAATTTAATAATTATCAGACTGATATGACTCTTTATGGTCTAGATGAATATGAGAATAGGCGTATAGAGTTCACGTATACCAAGGCTTTTCCAGTGACCTTGGGTAATTTAGAATATAACTATAGAACATCTGATGAAATAGAATCATCATTTACGTTTGTTTACTCGCAGTTGCACACAAAATTATTGGATTTATAAGAAATTATCCATTCAAAAAGAATAAATAATTTTATGGCAAAACCAACAATACAATCTCCAGGTGTTGAGATTCGTGAATCTGATCTATCACTTAGAACAGTTTCGCAGGGTACAACAACATATATGGCAGGCTTCGCTAACGAAGGCCCCAC